CGCAAGTGATGCTGAATTTAAACAGTCACAAGACTTTGCTAACGCAGCTTTAGCATTAGAAGAAGATCCAGCTGTACTTAAAAAAATACAAAAAGAGTTTATAAGATATAATGTAAACCCTACACAACAAAATATAACAGACGCTTCAAGAATATTATCAGATAAATTTATGACTACTTTTAATGTAGAAAAAAATAGTTTATTTGGTTGGGCTATGGGTAAAACACCTGTTTTAACAAAAGCTGTTAATACTGTTATAAAAAATGAAGCTCAAAGACCTGATGCTGGTGCTACTTCAATAAATCAAACATTTGGTGAAGATCAAACAACCTTTGATATAGCTGATGATACAGATATTAATGATGTAATACAAAATAACATTGATGGTAATAACTTAGCACCAAGATCTAAAGTTGGTCAAAATACTAAATTATTAGGTGAAAAATTATTTGATGCAGATTTAGTAAAAACAATAAAAGATAAAGCAAAAGAAGTATTAGGTAAAGACTATGATGTAACTAGTGATGAGTTTATTAAATTTGTTAAAGATGAGTTTAATAAAACAGTAAGACCTATTATACAAAAGAAAGTTGGTAGAGAAGCTGCGTTTAGACAGTTTATAGAAGAAAATATAAATACAGATGGTAATCCTTTTCAAGAAGGTAATATATCATTAGCTGATTTAGTTCAAATGGAAAAAATGAACGACAATAAAGTATTTATAGAAGAAATAGAAAGAAATATTAGTCCTAAAAAAGTTGATGCTGCTGTAGCAGCTAATAAGTTACCAAAAGACACTAATAGATTATCTGGTCCTACATTATATAAATATGCTTCACCAAGCACAGATGATATAGTAAACTTTTTCTATGATAAAAATGTAGGTGCTTCTACTAGAGGAACTAGACGAGATCGTTTTTATTTAAACATGGGTATAAGAGCTATGTTTGACATGTTAGTTACACAAGCTAGAGAGTCTGGTGTATCTCAACCACAAATCGCTAAATTAGCTAAAAAGTTAGACGTACCACAAAATATTAGGTTTAGTAAAAGTAGTACTTATACAGGTATTACAAACGAACAATTACTTAACTTGTTTAAAAAGAAAAATAAATCACTTAAATACTATAGAGTAAATGATGGTGTTTATGAAGAAAAAGCTGACGGAACAATAATTACTAACCTAGAAAAATATGCAGATGATATGGCTAATATAGCTATAGAGTTTGAAAACAAATATGGTCCTGGTTTATTTAATTTATCAATGATAAGTAATAGAAAAGGTTTAGGTGGTATTACAAAAGAACAAAGAACTAAAATACAAGATATAATTAGAAAAAAGGTTCCTAATATTGGTAAGAGATCTAAAAATGATATATATTCTAAAACAAAAATTGATAAAGCTTTTTTAAAAAAATCAACTAACAAACAAATAAAAGATCTTAATACAAAGAACATGATGCTCCACAAGGAGTTTTGGATGACTATTAGAGATATTGTAGCAAAAGATAAATCAAGTTTAATGAGTATACTAAACATGCTTGATATATCACAAAGTGAAGGTAGTCATATACAAAGGCTAGGCGCTGAATATATTGGTGGTCACGTAGATGTAAATAAAATAGAACACCTTGAGCACGCTTTACAAAACGCTAATACATACAGGTTATTATTAGATGCAGCTGTTAATCAAAGTAAAGATAATTTTAAGAAAACATATGAAGCAACTGTAAAGAACTATAAGATAATAGGTTTACCAAACGCTGATAACAATGTGCTAAATTCTACTGGTTTTAAAAACAATATGTCGCTAGATAAATCATGGAGTATTTTTGAAAATAATTGGTGGCAAAGATATTTTAATGAAACCGTAGGTAATGCTGGTGGTATTAATCCAGTTAATTTAGTAACACTAGATGGTAAAACATTTGCAGAAGAGTTTGGCGTTGATATATACGGTAGAAAAAGTAATTTACCTATAGAGCAAGCTAAAAATAAAGTAAAAATAAAATATCCTGAAGTACTTAAATTTAGTAAATCAAGACCTAATAATAAAATATTAAATGATCTAAATGATTATGACACTGCTTTGCGTAATGCTAGAAATATAAACGCACCTAAAAAAGGTATTAGTATATTTGACTTTGATGATACTTTAGCTACAACAAAAAGTAAGATTATAGTTACTATGCCTGACGGTAAAGTTAAAAAAATAACACCGGCAGAGTTTGCTAAACAACATAGTAATTTAGAGCAAAAAGGCGCTACATTTGATTTTAACGAGTTTAATAAAGTTGTTGATGGTAAACCAGCTTTAGCATCTAAAAAACTAGAAAAAGCAATTAAAAAGTTTGGTAATAAAGATGTTTATGTTTTAACAGCAAGACCACAACAATCAGCACAAGCTATATATGAGTTTTTAAAAGGTATAGGATTAGAAATACCTTTAAAAAATATTACAGGTTTAGAAAATGGTACACCACAAGCTAAAGCAAACTGGGTTGTTGGTAAGGCGGCCGAAGGTTATAATGATTTTTATTTTACAGATGATGTATATAAAAATGTTAAAGCTGTACAAGATGCACTTGAAATATTAGATGTTAAATCAAAATCAAGGATAGCTTATGTTGATAGAGTAACTAAACTTGATAAAGATTTTAACGATATAATAGAAGCTAAAACAGGTATTGCAGCTGAAAAAGAGTATAGTGAAGCTAAAGCTAGAGTTGTAGGTGCTAATAAAGGTAAATTTACATTTTTTATACCACCATCAGCAGAAGATTTTGTAGGCTTATTATACAACACGCTTTCTAAAGGTAAGCTTGGTGATAATCAAATGGCTTGGTATAAAAAGAACTTATTAGATCCATGGGCTAGAGCAAATGCTAATATATCAAGAGAACGAATACAGTTAATGGACGATTACAAGGCTCTTAAAAAACAACTAGGTGTTGTTCCAAAAAACTTACAAAAATCTATACCAGGTGAGCCATATACTAGAGAGCAAGCTGTAAGAGTTTATATATGGGATAAACAAGGTATGAGTATACCTGGTTTAAGTAAAACTGATTTAAAAGATTTAAATGATTTTGTAAATAAAAATAAAGATTTACAGGTTTTTGCAGATCAACTTATAAACATACATAAAGCTGATGGCTATGCCGCGCCTAATTCAGGTTGGCTTGCTGGTACTATAACTACTGATATACAAACTAGTATAGGTACTCAAAAAAGAGCAAAACATTTAGCTGAGTGGCAACAAAATGTAGATATTATATTTTCTGAAAAGAATTTAAATAAAATGGAAGCTGCGTTTGGTAAAGCTCATAGAGAAGCGTTAGAAGGTATATTAAAACGTATGAGAACTGGTATAAACAGAAGTTTTCAAACTGATAACTTAACTGGTAGAGTTACAGACTGGTTAACAAATAGTATTGGTACTATTATGTTCTTTAATACAAGATCAGCATTGTTACAAACAATATCAGCTGTAAACTTTATTAATTTTAAAGATAACAATATATTTAAAGCAGGACAAGCATACGCTAATCAACCACAGTTTTGGTCAGACTTTATGACGTTAATGAACTCTGACTTTTTGGTTGATAGACGTAGAGGTTTAAGAATAAATGTAAACGAAGCAGATATTGCTAACATGGCTAGACAAAGTGGTGCAAGAGGTGTTATAAGTAAAATGCTTGAAATAGGATTTTTACCTACACAAATAGCTGATAGTTTTGCTATTGCTTCAGGTGGTGCTACATTTTATAGAAACAGAATAAAAACATACAAAAAACAAGGTTTATCAGAAACTGAAGCTAAGAAAAAAGCTTTTGATGATTTTAGAGAAATAGCTGAAGAGTCACAGCAGTCTAGTAGACCTGATAGAATATCTGCTCAACAAGCTGGACCATTAGGTAGAATAATACTAGCATTTGGTAACACACCAATGCAGTATGCTAGATTAATAAAGAAAGCTGCTTCTGATCTTAAAAACAGAAGAGGTGACTGGAAAACAAATGTTTCTAAAATAATATACTATGGCGCTGTACAAAATTTAATATTCAATGCTTTACAGCAAGCTATATTTGCTATAGCATTTGGAGACTCTGATGAAGATAAAGAAGAAGAAAAATATTTAAGTATAGCTAACGGTATGGCTGACTCTTTATTAAGAGGCGTTGGTATAGCTGGTGCGTTTGCATCTGTAGGTAAAAATGTTATAATGAGAATTATTGATGAGTCAGAAAAGCCTAATCCAAAGTATGAAAAAATTAGTTTTGAATTAGCTAGAGTATCACCTCCAATATCATCTAAACTATCAAGATTAAATCAAGCTGGTAGATCTTTACAATGGAATAAAGAAGAGATGTTGCAAAAAGGTTTATCATACGATAATCCTGCTTGGTTAGCCGCTGCAAATGTTATATCTGCAGCTACAAATATACCTGTTGATAGGTTAATTAAAAAAATGACTAACGTTGTAGATGCTACAGGTCAAGATGTAGAACTATGGGAAAGACTAGCTTTATTAGGTGGTTGGCAAAAATGGGAGTTAGATATGACTGATGATAGAAAAAAGAAAAAACAAAAGAAAAACGAAAAAAGAGTAGGGCCTGTTAGAATAAATTAATAGTAAATAATTTATAAAACAAGTGATAGTAAAAGAATAAAGACTTAACTATGAAAAAAATAATATTAATCCTAGCAATGCTAATTTCTAGCAACGCTGAAGCACAATTTTTTAAAGAATTATACAAAGACTTTTTAAAGTACGGAACTTTCTATGCTGCTGGTAATATAGAAAATGCTAGATTAGTTCAACCTAATTACTTCATACGTACAAATCCTGAAGATTTTTATGGCATACCTCAAGTAGAAGACAGAGCGCAATACCATCCATTTAATTATAGATATGGCTTTGGTATACGTAAACTAGCTAGGTTTGATTACGAAGTTAAACCTGGTAATTTTTGGACAGGTAATAACAAAGTAGAAAAACAAGTTGGTTTATCAGCACCTACATCAGCTGTGCAGGGTTTAGAATATTTGCTACATTGGGAAAAAGAAAGATTTAATGGTGATCAGTTTGATAATAAAAGATTATTTATTAGACACACTGGTGACTATCACATAGCTAAGTTTGAAGCTAGAGAAACAGGTAAAATAGACTTTCAGTATATATCTGGTGAAGTAAGAGCCAGGTTACCTATTGGTAAGAAATTTAGTATATCTGCTGGAGCAATATATAGAACACATCAACGTCCTTATGGTTATAATCCAGTTGAAATATGGTTAAACGAAATGGACGAAGACGGTAATGCAGCAAATCCTTGGTATACACTAGGTTTTGAATATGGCTATGATGACTGGTATTATGCTGCTACAGATGAAATGGGTATGCCATTTTATGACTGGTACTGGACTGGTCCTGATGGTAATATTGTAGCTTGGACTGATCAACAGTTCAGAGATCTTATAATGCCTATGTTGTTAAATAGATACAACAAAGAAGCTTGGGCTGATCTTGATGCTTTTGGTGAAGTTGCACCTATTATAGGTATGGACTTCTATCATTATAAAAATAATTTTTGGCTTCACGCTTATGGTAGTTGGATATTACCTTATCATAAGTATATACAAGGTAACGAAGATTTTAGTTACCTACATAGAAACAGCTGGGGTAAAGGTGGTCATAATAATTTATTAGACGGTGAACAATGGAGTGATTATCAAGCTGGTTTAGTATTTGGTGTTAAAATTAGCAAATCAATTGGTTTGTTTATTGAAGGTGAATATACTAAATTCTGGGACTCAGAAATGTTTAACTCAAACTTTGGAATTAATTATACATTTAGATAATCATGGCAAAACAAATAGGCGAAGAAACTAAGGTAACATTAGATTTAAAAACATTAGGTATAATAGGTGCTGGCATTTTTAGTTTAGCAGCTATGTGGTTTGCTTTGCAAGCAGATATTGCTTTAGCAAAAGAGTTACCTGAGCCTGTTATTGATAGAGTAGAATATGATCTAAAAGACGAGTTGATACGTCAGACGATATTAGATACACAAGAAGATGTAGAAGCCATGAGAGAACAGCTAGATAAAATAGACGAGAGATTATACGATTTACAAAAGAAATAACATGAAATACTTAATTTTACTTTTAATTCCAATTATATCATACAGTCAAGCAGATGTACCAGAAGAATATTGGATCGATGATTCAAACTTTGAAGAAAAAATTAAAGAACATAAAGCGTTTGGTGATGATCAATCACTACCTATTGTAGTAGAGTTTTGGGCTAAGTTTAATGATGTAAACTGTTTTGCTGAGTGGGATCAATTAAAAGATGCTACATACTATAGAGTTGATATATCAAAAGCACCAGAAGCAAAAAAGAAATACAGGGTCCGTATGGCACCTACAATTATTATATTTAAAGGTGGTATAAAAGAAACAGTGTTTAAAGCAGGCTTAGACCTTGAATTACCTGCTGACCTAAAAGAAATTCAAGAAAGTATTAACGAAGTCAATAAGGCTTCTAAATTTTAAATATATGTGTCCATTTTGTCCAATTTGTATTTGTAAATAATTATGTGGAAATTAACTAAACAATATTTCATAGATGTATGGGTATATCTGTGGAGCAAGACTAGTGTTGATGATATTGTATTAGCTAAAGCTAAAGAAATAAAAGCTAAAGCTAAAGAAATAAAATCAGTAATAAAGAAGTAATGAATATAAGTAAACACGTAAGTTATAAAGAAGGTGTGTATAGCACAACTGCTTTGAGGCTTGGTTTAAAAAATGATCCTACAGATGCTCATTTAAAAAACATGAAGCTAGTATCAGAAAAAATATTTGAGCCTCTTAGAATGCACGTGGGTGGTCCTATAAAGATAAATTCGTTTTATCGTGGACCTGAACTTAACAAAGCTATCGGTGGTAGTTCAAAATCACAGCATTGTCACGGGCAAGCTATTGATATTGACGATACCTACGGTCATGCTTCTAATGCAGAAATGTTTAACTGGATTAAAGCAAACTTAAATTACGATCAAATGATATGGGAGTTTGGTACTGACGAAAACCCTAATTGGGTGCACGTTAGTTACGTAAGTGAAGAGGAAAACAGGAACAGATGTTTAAAAGCTTATCGTGAAGGCGGTAAAACTAAATACATGGTAATATAATGGGAAAAATAAGTGGACCTTGCAAAGCTGCAGCAAAAAGAAAATTTAAAGTATGGCCTAGCGCTTACGCTTCTGGTTGGGGTGTAAGATGTACTAAAGCTGGTGGACCTGCTAAATTTGGCGGCGGTAAGAAAAAATAAATATTAAAGTTATGATGAAAGACAAGAAAAAGTTCAAACCTCACAAAATGTATTGTGAAGATGGATCAGTGCATAATGCTAACACATTTGCTAAACATCTTAGTTTAAAGAAAAAAGGTTGTGGGCATAAGCCTATGAAGAAAAAGTAATGGCTAAGGCGTATAGAGGAGTTTTAAAAGCTCGTATAAATAAGCTATACGGTGGAGATGTTACTTGCAGCAAAGTTAAAAAGTTAAAAGCACGTAAAGAAGCTACTAAACGAGATGTGCAGTTAGCTAATTGGTTTATTAATATGCAAAATTGTGGTCATGCCAAAAAGTAAAGATCCTGTAAAAGGTACAGGTAAAAAACCTAAAGGTTCTGGTCGTAGATTATATACAGACGAAAACCCAAAAGATACTGTTAAAATTAAGTATGCTACTGAAGCAGATGCTAGAGCTACATGTAGTAAGGTTATGAACGTTAGTAAACCTTTTGCTCGTAAAATACAAATATTAACTGTTATGGAGCAAAGATCTAGGTTTGGTAAAAAACCAAAACAAGCAGCAATTGCTAAAGCTTGCAAAAACAAAGTAAGAAAAAAACATGGCAAAGAAAAAAACTAAAGGCGGAGGAACTAGAAAAGTATGCTTACCTGCAGCTAAAGTTCGTAGTATGTCAAAGGCAGAGCGAATGAGAGTTGTAAGAGCTAAGCGTAGTGCTGCCGCTAGTGGTAAATATAAAAGATCTAGCAAGTCAAATGTAAAAGGCGCTAGAAAAAAAGGAGCAACATTACGTGACTGGTTTCAAAAAGAAAACTGGGTACAAGTAGCTAATCCTAGCAAAAAATGCGGTGAAAAATGAAACGAAAGAAAAAAGGTAGATGTTGGCCTGGTTATGCACCGGTAAAAGGTAAAACACCTTATAGTCCGGGTAGTTGTAAAAAAATAAATAAAAGAAAATGAAATCAAGAGGATTAGGAGACAGTATACATAAGTTCACTACAGCAACTGGTATTAAAACTGTTGTGGATAGAGTCTCACAAGGATTAAATATACCGTGTGGTTGTGAAGGTAGAAGACAAGCTTTAAATAACTTAGTACCTTACAACAAACAATTTAAAATGAAAAAATAATGGCTAGCAAAAGACCTACTTGGAAAGATTCAGACGCTCCTGACGCTAAAGGTAAAATGAAAAATTTATCTTGTAGCGCTTTAGCTAATTGGATGATTAAGTCAAGAAAAGGTAATGTTAAAAAAATTGTTGGTAGTTTAAATCAACAAATAGTATTTAACCGTAAGCGTAATCCTAGCTACGCAGCTAAGATGAAGTGTGCTAGAAATAAAGCAGTTAATAAATTAAAAAAGAAGTAATTATGCCTGGAAAACACAAAAAACTTTCAAAAAAACAAATGATGATAGCTCGTATGGCTAAACCATTTAATAAAATAACAGGTGCTGATTTTGCAGCATTAAGAAAAAGAAAAAAGAAATAATGCCTAGAAAAAGAAAACCAGACGTTCGTAAAACTACTAAAGGTAAAAATAGAAACTTTAGAACAGTTAAAGAAGGTGCTGGTATGACAGCTAAAGGTGTAGCTGAGTACAGACGTAAAAATCCTGGTAGCAAGCTTAAAACAGCTGTTACAGGTAAAGTAAAACCTGGTAGTAAAGCTGCTAAGCGTAGAAAATCGTTTTGTGCAAGATCAAAGAACTGGAAAAGCGAAAGAGGTTTGGCCGCAAGAAGAAGATGGAAATGTTAAGAATATTACTACTGTTTTTATTTATTACTAGTTGTTCGCCTTATTACTATAAGTCAAACGACAAGCCTATAATAACTCATGTGTTAGCTTTAAGTTCTGAAGGTGATACATTAAAAATACCCATTAAAGATATTAAACCTAATGTGATATATAATGTTGTGGGATATGACTGGTATCAATTAAGATCTGGTTATTATAACAGATGGAATAATCCATATTATCATCCAATATATCGCAAACCTTATAACTTCAACGACAATGCTAATAGCGGCTATAATTATAACAATAATAACAATACGCCTAATAGTACGACACCTACGGTCAAACCAGGATCAGTAGTTACTCCTCCTCCAACTCCTAAAAATCCTAGGAAAAATTAAATTTTTGATATTTTAGTTTTTGCTGGTATTGATGATATAATCTTCTCACCTTTCATCCAACCTTTATAAGCAATATCTTGCTTACTTAAATCACTTAATATATACCAATTAACTAGTTTATTTTTAGCTAGCTTTTTAACATACATTTGTTCTAATCTAGTATTGTGAGCTGGTCTATTTAATACATATACTGGTAAATGCCAGCTATGAGGTCTACAACCACTTATACGACCTTTTTTATCTTTTGGTAGTATGTTTGTTTGTTTTGCAAAGAAGTCAAAACCTATTAACGATATATCTTTATATGTTTTTACTTTATCTATAAACCAAAGTAAACTTATAAATCCTGCGCTAGGCCTATATTCTCTAGTATCTAACATGTCTTTATTAAACTTGTTCTTCATTAAGTCTATAATCTCTTGATCAGAGTACATAAACTCATATGGCATATCTGGTAAGTGTTCTTCTATTATCCAGTCTTTTAATATAAAATTACCTCTACATCTATTAACTAATATTTTAGTATCTTTAAATTTACCTGTTGTAAATTTTTGTTTATTTTTATGATACTCAGGAGCTCTAAACTGACCTGTGATCCATATGTCACATTTAGTACCTAAACTTTCTTCTTGTTTTTTGTTTGCTGATATTGCTCTACCAAACCTAACTACAATATCAAAGCCATCTATAAACTTAGCAAGTTTATGTTCCATAATCTCAACTGAGTTACCAACAAATATTATTGATTTACCTTTTACAAGTTCTTGTATACTTTCCACCACTCTAATGATTTTTCTGAATTTTTATATTTATCAAACCATGGACCACCGTTTGTATAGTGTAATGCTTTAGCTTTATCGCAGTTATAATGTCCTACTAAACAATTATATTCTACAGGTATGTTACCTATTGTATTAGCCCATCTAAGTTCATGTAGCTCAGATGGAGTTGCATTGTCTAAATATTCTTTTGTTAAGTGTTTTAATTTAGAACAATTATAAATAATAAGGCTAGACCAGTTTTTTCTAGGATATGATTTGTTTTTAACACCGTCCATTTTAGTGCCAGTAGCCTCATAATCTTTATGTTTAACTACAGCTATATCATTATCATAATGCCAATAGCCTAAAACCTCTGTAGGATTACATTGCCATAAAAAATCATTATCACAAAACATAGCTAAGCCATCATAGTTAGCTAGCAAAGGTACATAAAATCTAGTAAACGAAAACTCTGTTGACTCACCTTTAATATCTTCTCTACCGTATACATTATCATTTATTAACTGTTGTTTGTCTAGCAAATGTATATCACCTGTATAGCCATTGTTTTCTATTGAAGCTTTACAAACTTCTGTAGCTTGTGGGTATTTACTATCGTGTCCTATAAATATTTTCATAATTCTAATAATATATCTCCAAAGTTATCTAGCTCAACCATATTAGATCCGTCACTCCAAGCAGCGCTAGGGTTTGGATGTACTTCAAAAAAGTAACCATCAACATCTAATGCTTTAGCTACTTTAGCTATTGGTAACGTATACTTAGGTTGGCCAGCTGTTGTATCACCTGAGTTAGGCTTTTGTACTGAGTGAGTACAGTCCATTATAACAGGTACACCTAAATCTTTCATATCAACTATTTGTCTAGGATCTACAACTAAATCACCCATACCAAACATACTACCTCTTTCTGTTAGCCAAACATTGTCGTTACCTGTGCTTCTAACTTTATTTATAGCATGTATCATATTCTTGCCACTTATAAACTGACCTTTTTTAATGTTTACAATTTTACCTGTTTCACCTGCAGCAACTAATAAATCAGTTTGTCT